CTTCTACGCAGGAGTGATGACTCTCTTAGCTGAGTATATCGAAAATATCGATCTCTCTAAGGTCAAAAAAGAGTATAATAACATCATCTATCCCATCCATGACTATCCCGATCAAGAACAATGGTGTCGACTGATCATCAAGGATGACAGATCTTCCACTACCTTAGATACCCATAGCCGAGATATCACATCAACATCTGAAGAAGACCAATCTTTACTCAGCCACATCGCCAACATCCTGGAAACCATAGAACTGGGATACTACCACAAAGAGGAGTATCCCAAGATCTCATTGTTCAAAGTCGATATCAGACAACGTATCCAATCTCTCATCCACTCGATCAAAGATGAATCTATCCATGAAGAGATCTTTAAACTCTTAGATAAGGTTATTGAGTTACTCTACTACTTTATCGACCATAGACAAGACGCACAATGTACTCTCCATATCACTTATCTTGATAGACCCGATCCCCATGAAAAAGAGTCTCTCTCAGATAGCCTAGACGACATTTCCTCGTTACACTCAGAGATCTCAGAGGAGATCGTTGATGAAGAGACCTCTATATCCACTTTGATCAATATCCATCTTAAAGAACGTCATATAACCCCTCTAGATGGCTCTCTAAGCCATCCTAGAGGTATAGAAGATACAGAACATCCTGTAAAAGAAGATCGCGTCTCAAAACAGCTTAAATACAGTATTGATGATGAACACTATATCCTACTATCTTTAAGTGAGCATCATCATTTCACCATCAAGTATCCTCATGGTCAGATCTTCTACAATGATGGACTCCATGTCGAGAACACCAAAGTAGTCTCTACCATAGAGACAGAAGATGTTGACTTCTTCACCACAGCACTCTATAACAACCTTACTTCTTTGTTATTCACCATCATGACAGGTATAGTGAAATGAGTGATCTCAGTAGTAAAGACAAAGAAAAGCTCTTGCGTATTGTTAACAAACTGCAAGCATTTATCGATGATCCTGAAGAACATTTCTTCTATGTCCCAATCAAAGAGAGTATGCGTGGTTTTGATGAGCAAAAAGTCAATGCGGAGATGTTTCTATTATCAGTCATCCAAGATCCCTCTGCAAAAGACGTCATTGAAGATATCGTCTTAGTATCCAAGAGGATCAGAGAGGATCTTAAATCTACTGTCATCATCAGGTCAGAGGTCCATGACAAATACGTGATCAAGTTCAAGAAAGAGAATCATGTATTTACCATCTACCTCTCACCATTACCGAAGAAGCAATATAAGCTATCAAAGGTATCCGTACTTACTCCAGATAAGCTATTATTAGAAGCAGATTACATCGAAGATGAAGATCATTTCGTGGAATCTGTGTTATTAAAGCTTGCAGATGATCTCATGTGTGCTTACACAGATCAACATAACCAAGAGATCATTACCCTCACTGAAGAAGCTAAACAGATATTAAATAGATAGCGCATCACACGTCATTTCCTCGACACTACCTGTGATACTGTCTTACTCCTAATACAGTATCACAGAGGGTGTCCCAGATAGCCGCTACGCGACATATATCATCATCTAGGACTTATAGTGGTCCTAGATGAGGAGTATGCTATTTTATCTTAGATATAGATTATTCACCATGGGAATCTGTCAAATGACAGGATCTTTTTAATCAACTATTGATAAGAGGTGTAATATGCAACAAAGTGAGATTGAGTTTTACGGGACGATAGCTGAAGGATTTGAACAACGCATCCGTCCTTTCTTAAATGATCTAGAGGATAAGATCAAAGATAGTTCTTATCAGGACCAAGGTTCCGATAAGGTCAATGTGGAGTTCATTAAAGGATTTATGGACTTTATTGATCAGTTCTTCAACCACCATCAATTCCTTCGTTATCATATCCGCCGCAATGATGGTAGGTATACGAGAGAGTGGTATGATGATACTTATCTCCTCACCATCCAAGGAGAAGATACGTATTCTCCTGAGAAGATCCTTGTATCAAGTCGCAATTTCCCTGAACCGATAGTGCATGCTCCAGATTACAGTGAAACCAAAAGTAACGTAGAGGAATACTTCTTTGAAGATGGTACAACTCTCTTCAAAGAGATCGCCAAGTTCTTAGACGATATCGAACAGGGTCATTATCGAGCAAGTGATCTTAAACATCCTTGCATCTATGTCACCAAAGTCCGTAGTCTCCTCTATGACGTACTGGATAAGTATAAATACTACAGATGGTATCCAAAAGTCTATACTGCATTTGCAAGACTGGTAGATAGACTCGAAGAAGTCATCCACGAAGGTGTTATCAAAGAACAGTATATCGTCTATGATGACGGATACTACTCTGACGAGTATATCTTCTCTGATGTTGAAGATAACTTCATGCTACACACGGTCTTTGGTGATGGTCACTCAGCATCCTCTATAGCGACATTGGATGATTCATTCTCTATTGCACTATCTCAACCAGGACATCTGACGATCAGAGATCTTGATACAGGTGAAGTCATTGTAGATCTTGGTATCCCGAATGGTGAGTTAGAACTATTCCTGAAGGATATGTTAGAGGCTTTGGAGAAAATCTCTTTCATGATCCGTACAGGTATCATTTAAGTATATCCATACACGTCATATACCCACTATACCCTACTAGGACTATCATTGGTCCTAGTAGGGTACACACATAGGAGTCTTTTATTTATGCAAAGAACACGATTATTACTCGATACCAATGATGAGATAGGTTTGTTATCTCACACTCCTTTAGAACAAGTCATCTCAGGATACTATTCTGACTTCAACGATACCTTGTCTCTCATTGAAGAAGATGCTATCGATATCACGATTACTTTAAAGAGATTGTATCAGTTATTCTCATCATCCTTGGAACAAAAAGATCTCAGATTTCTCACTATAGAGTATAGTGCAACATTTCCACATGATGCTTTTATCAACTACGTGATCACCTTAGAGTCTGATTTCACGATAAGGTTCACTATCCGTCACGATGAACTTATCTCGGTAAGACTCAAAGATCGTTTAGTAGAACTTTATTTCTTTAGAGTAAGTCAAAGAGACTGGGTCAGTAACACCCATAGTCCTAACAGTCAGGATATCCTTTATTTCCTGCTACAACACCACATCATCACTCAAGCGATCCGTCGTGGTCTCGTCAGAGCCCCTGCTTATGATACTACTGTCTTAATAAAAGAGATCGATGAGCTCTTTGATAAGATCAAAAATGTCTATCCAGAGGAGTCAGAAGACTACATCGATTTCATCGGAAATCATCTTAAGATCTGCATGGCTTATCGTGGTGATATGGATATCAAGATTAAATACGATATCCATGAATATCGTATCAAGAATAAATCCGTATCTCAGAATAACCTCATCGAAATAGGTTGTAAAGAGGTTCCTTTTGGTCATGATTCTACGTTGTATATCGCTAACAACGATAACCGTGTGCTGTGTTATGACGATGATGATATTGTTGATTTGATATACATCATCTACTTGGTTGATGATGAAGGTAACTATACCAAGCTCTCTAAACATCGTGTAAGTCCTGAACTCTGTGAAGTGATGGCTAGTAATGTAGATACCCTACTCTTTAAAGCAATAACAGGGTTTACTATAAATCCGTATTTTACTTTCCGATCTTGCACACGTCATACACGTATTAATTAGCGATCAGGTGGATATGAACGAACAGAATGTGAAATATACCCAAGAAGAGATGGAGCGTAATCTCGAAAAAGCGAAAGCCTATTTCGAGAATATCGATAAGGTTTTTGCCTTCTATTATTGGAGGGCAAGAAGATATCAAGAACGCATCCTGTTCTTGATAATCATTTTGTCGATACTTACGTTAGTACTATGTCTAATCTACCCAAGATACTTCATCTTGGTCACGATGTTTCCGATCAGCCTCCTGATCCTCCTGTATGCTAAGTACCAGAAGACCAGGAATGCTTATAAAAATTGGTCTTTTACGAAGTATAAAAATATCAAAGAAGATGAGATCAACTTCTATACCCGTCTGTAGTTTAACTATGCGTCATACATCCCTAGTAGACCTATCATGGTCTACTAGGGCATAATCAAATAACATCCCAGGATACCTTTGAGGGTATCCTGGGATCTATGACGTCTTATTTTTTCTTTTTCTCGATCATGCTACTGATCCGTAGCATATACGCCAATGACGCTTCACTAAGCTCTTGTGTATATCTACTATTGGTGATAGAGTTCATACCAAAGATACTGGCTGAATCATAAACCCAGTTATGGTACTGATTCTCCCTTGTGTTTAGTACCCACTCATCATCCTCCCATACTGACCAGTAGTTAGCGAACTTACCATGACCGTCAATCAAAGGTGCTTTAGGTTCAACATAACTAATGTACTGTCCAGGGACCCTTGTCGTGACGACATCTTGTCTGCTGACATGGACATCCGTGTTGTCTAGTAGCACAATAAAACTCTGTGGCATCTGTAGATAGTATCTAATAAACCTATCCCCTGTGATATCAGATACTGCAACATGATCATCATCATGTCCTCTGTCTAATGGTGCTGCCTCAAAACTGATATATCTTTTACTCTCATGGAACCTTTCTAAGAATGGGATATTCTTAAGGTCTATTCTAATCGCTGTATCAGAGATCCTTCTAAAGACCAACCAATCTAGTACGTGTAGATAACCCCCCAAGATCAAGATGATCGTCTTATCCGAGGTATCTTTACCGATATCAATAAAACACTGGTCGTAGAGCAAAGCACTATCGACCTGTTTGTAGATCATGTCCTTAGTGATAGGAACAACATCTATGCTACCAAGCTCTTTGAATGATAAAATCCCGATAGCATTATCATTAGCTTGTCTGACAGATTTGTAACCATCGATGATATACATCTCGTCTTTACTGACATCGACTCTGTGGATGAAACCATTGACAGAGACCAAACAGTACTTATAGAACTCCAATGGATCTATCGAGACTTTGCCTTTAGCGGTGTTGTATTTCTTCTCAAACTTGATATAAGGACGATCAGAGATACCATGCTCAGAGTCTACTGCATGGATGCTAGGGGAAGGATAGAACTTGTATCCTGCTCTGACACCATCTTCGTATCTAAGTATCCTTTCTTTCAAGGATACAGTAAAATCGATCTCTTCAAAGGACTTGTTTTTATTCTCCTCTAAAAACTCTGTAAAAGTCCCATCAAAAGTAGAGAGTCTATCTTTGATCGATGATAAAGAGATCGTGATATCACGATCTAGAATTTTAGAGTAGATCGTGATGTAAGCTTCTGCAAAAAGCTTTAAGAGTTCTTTGGTGAGAGTGCTCGAGATATCGATGTTATTCCACACACCTCTTTGGTTCATGGGCTGAGCGATGGTGTTTTTTAAGCTATACATGGGGGAGTCCTAAGTCAAGAAGATATGAGTTCATGCGGGTATATTAGTATATATCAGCATTGATTGCGATGTTTATCTTTATAAATAGGAGTATCTCTATATGGCGATGCTAAAGCCAGCTCCCTATGTCTTCGACTATACGGGAATCAACCCTAACAACAAAATCATCGGGGAGCAGCATGTGCTCACCCATTCCAATTTACAAGACTTTCATTTCATAGTACCTAAGTTTGCCCCTTACTACGAGATGGGACTAAAAGTTACATATCAGGCTGCTGGTAGTGGTGTCACCCCAAAAGTACTCAAGAGAGGTGAGGACTATGAATTAACACACCATTTCAGTGAAGGGTCAAAGTCAGTCGCACAACCTTTGTTTGGCTCCATCAGTCTTTTGAAAAGAGATATGCAAGGGGTATTGTCGATCGACTATCAGACACTAGGTGGTGACTGGTTGATCGACGAGCAGACGATCTTGAAGATCTTGGCTGACAGAATACACAACCCTAAAGTGATCTACTGGGATCAGGTAGCAGAACTTCCTTACAGATTCCCTGTCACCAACCATGATTTTAATATCAAAGATCTCTATGGTGCGAGAGAACTGACTTCTGCTATTTTAAGTATCGCGACCACGATCACTGATGTCAGTAAGAAGCAGTATAGTAAAGATGAAGTCAATGCACTTATCAAAGATAAGCTCAAAGAACTATCAACAGCATTGTCTGCTGCTTTTGGCAGTGCGTTAAATGAATACGAACCTCCAGTCACCAAAAACCATAAAAAGTATATCGCTGACCAGATCATCCAGTCATCTAACACCCCGTATACCTTAGGATACGTGTCTGATGAGAATGATCCTCTCTATGGCAATGTGGGTAGTAACTCATCTGTTATCAGACCTGCTCTGGGTCTAACACCCTGCAATGTCATCAGTGTTACCACACCGCAACCTAACCAGACCTATGTCGTCTATGATGGAGAATCCGGTAATCTGATCAATGAAGCTAACTTAACTAGCTTTGATATTAAATATACTACACTCCATAACCGAGAAGATTTCTTCAAAGATTATCGAAATCCTTCAGACCCCACCGATCAGTATAAAGTATTTATCGAAGAAAAGACGATAGCGGTTAAGTTTAATGTCATGTTGAACTGGATACTAAACGTCATGAAAGGTAATGTCAACTGGTATGCTGGTGATAGCTGGGATAGAGCAACTCATCCTGAGAACCCTGTTACTGGATATCGCTCTGGTATCGTAGGTCTTGCAGCTAAGTTTGGTTTCGATGTCGAGGAATACATCAGAGTTGAGAAAGCTAAATCTGGTGGTTATTATAAATACCCTCAGAACAACCAGCTCTCTATCATCACCAACCCTGACTACATTGAAAGAGCGTTGAAACCAGAATCCTTCTTGACCCAACAAGAAAAAGATGACATGAAAGCAAATGGACGACTCGTATATAACTACGAAGATCACATCGGAGACTCCTCAGTGATCCCATTTAAAGTTCATATCAGACATTGTAAATTCCCAGCTATTAATAGCAAACCTGCTTTTATCTATCCCATCGTAGTCGTCTCAGTTTAAGGAAACTACCATGCCACAAACACTTTTACAGACAAGATACCCTTTCGATAAATCTGCAAGATCACCGAATAACTTCGTCCAAGATGAACCCCATGCGCTCATCACAGGAAGAGAAAGAAGGATCGTTATCCCGACTTATATTCCTTTCTACGTAGAATCTGTCATCATCACAGATACCTTAACCAATAGAGTACTGACTAAGGATGATTACCTAGTTGCAGATTTCTCAGAAACCATCCAAAGAGATACCGGTAAAGAAGTTGCGACTACTATTGTTATCACCAACAAAAACATCTCTGATAACATCACCGTGAGTTATCAGACGGTAGGTGGGATGTATGCACTCTCTTTTGGTGATGTGTTAAAACAACAGTTAGATAACCTTGCCAAAGACAAAAGACCGGTTATCTGGGATAACATCATTGCCAAACCTGAATTCTGGCCACCTGCACCGCACATGCATGACATCGGTGACATCTATGGCTTTGAATATCTCGTCTATGCGATCGATCGTCTAAGACAAGCACTACTCTTAGGGGATACCGATAAGTTTGGTGATATCTATAACTACATCGACAAAAGACTTAAAGACGCAGATCGTTTAAAAGATCTTCTAGACTACATGGTATCAGAAGACAAGATGGTTTATGCCGTCCATGAGCTTGCCCTTTATGGTGGATATGATATCCCAGATGGTACCGAGTGGACCAAGTATGAAAATGGTAAGTTTAGTAAATATACCGTTACTAAACAAATAGTGGGTGATAGGATGGTTGAGTATTACAACCAGCCTTTCCGTGTGTTGTTACCACAGATCATCCCGATTTCTAGAAAAGCAGGTAACCTGATCACACTGCAGAATGATGGGATCTACTACGCTTTACCGATAGAACAAGATTGGTCTTATTTTGTCAACCTCTATGTAGATCCGAAAGATGGTGTTGATGAAGCTGTCACGAAAGAGAATAAACGTGGTACGCGTGAGAAGCCTCTTAAGTCTGTCGCTTATGCATTATCCCAAGGTCCTGCCAGTATCCATCGTACGGTATGGTTAAAAGAAGGGGCTGAACACCGTGTTGGCTGGCAGTTTAAAAACTGGACTCCTGTCACCGATCCTAATGTCGCAAACAACGCTTTTGAGATCAACAAACTTGGTGATCAAACCTGGGGTAAGGTCTTTGCCCGTGGTGGAGTGATTGAATTCCGTCCTTACGGAGATCAATCTGATACGATCTATAATGAACTCGGTGGTGAGAGAGGTTGGGATATTCGTTACCACAAGCTCAACACCAAGATCATCTTTAACCACTGTGAGTTCTTGGTTGTCGGTAGCAAAGACAATACTGGTTTCATGGAGACTAGAATCACAAGAGCTGGCTGGACACACGATGAGAAACTCCATACCCGTTTTCGTTTCTATGGACTGACGTTAGTACAAGAACATCCTAGTACCAATGACATCACCAAGATGCTCAAGCAAAACAGATGTCAGTTTGAACCTTTCATGGTAGAATGTAACCGTCAGTCTTTGGGAGACTCTGTCTATGACTTCTGTAACACTACTCTAGAGACAGCAAATCAGATCAAGTATCTTGCAAGAAACCCTAGTGGTCAAGATGGGATCTATACCTGTAACCATGCTTTCTTTGCAGGAGACCATCACCTAAGTACAAGACAGTATAACTTCATTGGCACCTTTAATAGAGCTGATATCATCAAAGGTCAGAGTTATGCTTTCAATACAGCATTTGGGAGAACAAAACTGAGATGGCAGGACTTTGATCGCAATATCAATGGTATTAAGTTATTCAGTCAGTACTGTTCACATATCAAACAAAATCCTTCTGATGATTACAGTCAGTACCATGTGGATATTAACTGTTGGTATACCAACAACATGCTAACCAATGATTTCTGTCAGTTTGATCAGAACAGAGCTGCTAGTGGTAATATCCAGATCAAGATGGTGGGTAACTCATTACCGTTTGTGGGCGAACAAGGGTATTTTTATTCTGTCAGTATCAGTGATCCAGACGGATATGATATCAACCAAGCTAAACTTCAGTGGATGTTAGATGACAAACCTGTAGGAGATCCTTTCAACTACGCAGCTCCTGGTGAAAATACTTCTGTGAAGTATCGTTTCACCGTTGATGATATCGGTAAATCTTTGTCACTTAAGATCACTTATGTGGATAACAAAGGTTTCGAGGAATCTTTCACTTCTAACAAACTGGCTGCGGTTATTGATAATACGCAAACCGCTGATGGGGTGTTGCGGATTTACGGTACGGGTAAACTAGGTACTGCGGCTATTTTGCAGTACTTCCAGTTAAACACCACTACAGTCCGTAACTTAAACGAGATCGAGATCACGGGTAAATGGTTTATCAACGATGAACCACAAGAGACCATTGATATCGTGAAAAGGTTTAGTTATAAATACGGTAACGGTTCCGGCGGCTGGATTGACAGTAACCTTATTAGAGCAGAAGGTGTTTATCCTGGGTCTAAGGTCATCCTGAATCCTGAAAATAAAGGTAATGAAAATCCTGACGACTACGATCTCTTCCTAAGATCGACAGACGGATACGTTTATTGGATGGCTTCTCCAATATTCACGTATATGGAGAGAGGAAAGAGGGTCTATCTAGAACTCTATTTCCTCAATAAGAACACCAACAAAGTTGGAAGACTAAGATCCAATACCGTAACCGTTGATAATTTCAGTGATATCCGTTTTAAACTAAGGGTTACGAACTGTGATGGTTCCCGTGAATATGATCCTAGTGTAGATCGATCTATCAAGGCAGTAGAAGGTGAGAGATGGGAACTACTTATGTATCCATCAGAGGACCTTCCTCCGTATCTTCTTTATGGTGCTGGTAAAAAATCAAATCTACCTGACACAGTTGATGGTAACATTTACTATACCAAAGAGAAGTATCTTGAACTCCAGCGGGAAAAGGGTTATGTTGGCATCCCACCTACTAAGATCATGAAATGGTCTAGCAGTTTGGGTTCCTCACCTACCACTTACTACTTAGAAAAGATCACAGGTGATAATATTAAAGTCATCGATGTTGGTGTGGAAAATATATTACCGATTCCCAAGAACTATCCTGCGGTGGTATCTATCGGTCATAGTACCATAAAAGAAAGTAGATCAAGTCATGCGTCACCTTGGGGCACTAGCGATATAGACACCCGAAGATTCGCTATAAGTAACTATCCAGGGATCAGACCATCCACACCATATGACATCTATCGCGATATTAAAGACAATGGTCTTGGTATCACATACAACCTCGATAGAAATACCAGAGATTATGCCTGGAGTTACAATTTTTATACGGGGCATCTCTCAACTGAGACAGCAAACCTGACTCAGAACCAGAAAGGTCGTAAAGGAATTGTTGATTTTCAATACTCGGCCTTCTACACCCCGATGGGTACTTTTACCACGGTAGAAACTATCACTGACGATATGTTGCGTCGGTATCACGATAAATGGTATAAAGTTATCAAAGCTAAGGTGACGATATCTTACACGGTGGATCTTGAAAGAAATGCTCTCTACGCCGACTACCTATCTCGTAAAGAGGACGTTACCGCGTACTTTGTGGTGGAAGTATCACGACCGCCGGCTGTCGATGCTGCTTTAAGACCGTATATCGAGTTTATCCAGAGAGGAAAGTTCTCCTCTTCTTATCAAGACTCTAATGTCAAGTATGGCTGGGATATCAGGTTCTGGAAAGACAACAAGATGCTAGAGCCATGGTCTCCGAAACCAGAACCCCGTTTACTCGGGGTATCTAACTTGACTAACACCGGGTTCTCATTTAGTCCAGGTCCAACAGCACCTGCATTTGACTTTGGTTTCTATGGTTTGCCTAATGGCGATACCACATCAACCTGGGACTGCTATGCGATCTTCATCTTCTGTGATCAGTACGGTCTATATACCAGAAGGATTGATTACAGACTCGCCTATTCTAAAAGAAGTACTGGTGGTGGGTATAATCCTGGTAGTCCTGGTGGTAACAGTTCAGGGTATGAATGGACTCCTGGTGGTGGTTGGACAGGTACTAATAACGCTGGAAATAGATATAATTAATGACATAAATGGTATCCTTGGGGTTAACCCCAAGGATACCATTTATGTCATTAATTATATCTATTTCCAGCGTTATTAGTACCTGTCCAACCACCACCAGGAGTCCATTCATACCCTGAACTGTTACCACCAGGACTACCAGGATTATACCCACCACCAGTACTTCTTTTAGAATAGGCGAGTCTGTAATCAATCCTTCTGGTATATAGACCGTACTGATCACAGAAGATGAAGATCGCATAGCAGTCCCAGGTTGATGTGGTATCGCCATTAGGCAAACCATAGAAACCAAAGTCAAATGCAGGTGCTGTTGGACCTGGACTAAATGAGAACCCGGTGTTAGTCAAGTTAGATACCCCGAGTAAACGGGGTTCTGGTTTCGGAGACCATGGCTCTAGCATCTTGTTGTCTTTCCAGAACCTGATATCCCAGCCATACTTGACATTAGAGTCTTGATAAGAAGAGGAGAACTTTCCTCTCTGGATAAACTCGATATACGGTCTTAAAGCAGCATCGACAGCCGGCGGTCGTGATACTTCCACCACAAAGTACGCGGTAACGTCCTCTTTACGAGATAGGTAGTCGGCGTAGAGAGCATTTCTTTCAAGATCCACCGTGTAAGATATCGTCACCTTAGCTTTGATAACTTTATACCATTTATCGTGATACCGACGCAACATATCGTCAGTGATAGTTTCTACCGTGGTAAAAGTACCCATCGGGGTGTAGAAGGCCGAGTATTGAAAATCAACAATTCCTTTACGACCTTTCTGGTTCTGAGTCAGGTTTGCTGTCTCAGTTGAGAGATGCCCCGTATAAAAATTGTAACTCCAGGCATAATCTCTGGTATTTCTATCGAGGTTGTATGTGATACCAAGACCATTGTCTTTAATATCGCGATAGATGTCATATGGTGTGGATGGTCTGATCCCTGGATAGTTACTTATAGCGAATCTTCGGGTGTCTATATCGCTAGTGCCCCAAGGTGACGCATGACTTGATCTACTTTCTTTTATGGTACTATGACCGATAGATACCACCGCAGGATAGTTCTTGGGAATCGGTAATATATTTTCCACACCAACATCGATGACTTTAATATTATCACCTGTGATCTTTTCTAAGTAGTAAGTGGTAGGTGAGGAACCCAAACTGCTAGACCATTTCATGATCTTAGTAGGTGGGATGCCAACATAACCCTTTTCCCGCTGGAGTTCAAGATACTTCTCTTTGGTATAGTAAATGTTACCATCAACTGTGTCAGGTAGATTTGATTTTTTACCAGCACCATAAAGAAGATACGGAGGAAGGTCCTCTGATGGATACATAAGTAGTTCCCATCTCTCACCTTCTACTGCCTTGATAGATCGATCTACACTAGGATCATATTCACGGGAACCATCACAGTTCGTAACCCTTAGTTTAAAACGGATATCACTGAAATTATCAACGGTTACGGTATTGGATCTTAGTCTTCCAACTTTGTTGGTGTTCTTATTGAGGAAATAGAGTTCTAGATAGACCCTCTTTCCTCTCTCCATATACGTGAATATTGGAGAAGCCATCCAATAAACGTATCCGTCTGTCGATCTTAGGAAGAGATCGTAGTCGTCAGGATTTTCATTACCTTTATTTTCAGGATTCAGGATGACCTTAGACCCAGGATAAACACCTTCTGCTCTAATAAGGTTACTGTCAATCCAGCCGCCGGAACCGTTACCGTATTTATAACTAAACCTTTTCACGATATCAATGGTCTCTTGTGGTTCATCGTTGATAAACCATTTACCCGTGATCTCGATCTCGTTTAAGTTACGGACTGTAGTGGTGTTTAACTGGAAGTACTGCAAAATAGCCGCAGTACCTAGTTTACCCGTACCGTAAATCCGCAACACCCCATCAGCGGTTTGCGTATTATCAATAACCGCAGCCAGTTTGTTAGAAGTGAAAGATTCCTCGAAACCTTTGTTATCCACATAAGTGATCTTAAGTGACAAAGATTTACCGATATCATCAACGGTGAAACGATACTTCACAGAAGTATTTTCACCAGGAGCTGCGTAGTTGAAAGGATCTCCTACAGGTTTGTCATCTAACATCCACTGAAGTTTAGCTTGGTTGATATCATATCCGTCTGGATCACTGATACTGACAGAATAAAAATACCCTTGTTCGCCCACAAACGGTAATGAGTTACCCACCATCTTGATCTGGATATTACCACTAGCAGCTCTGTTCTGATCAAACTGACAGAAATCATTGGTTAGCATGTTGTTGGTATACCAACAGTTAATATCCACATGGTACTGACTGTAATCATCAGAAGGATTTTGTTTGATATGTGAACAGTACTGACTGAATAACTTAATACCATTGATATTGCGATCAAAGTCCTGCCATCTCAGTTTTGTTCTCCCAAATGCTGTATTGAAAGCATAACTCTGACCTTTGATGATATCAGCTCTATTAAAGGTGCCAATGAAGTTATACTGTCTTGTACTTAGGTGATGGTCTCCTGCAAAGAAAGCATGGTTACAGGTATAGATCCCATCTTGACCACTAGGGTTTCTTGCAAGATACTTGATCTGATTTGCTGTCTCTAGAGTAGTGTTACAGAAGTCATAGACAGAGTCTCCCAAAGACTGACGGTTACATTCTACCATGAAAGGTTCAAACTGACATCTGTTTTGCTTGAGCATCTTGGTGATGTCATTGGTACTAGGATGTTCTTGTACTAACGTCAGTCCATAGAAACGAAAACGGGTATGGAGTTTCTCATCGTGTGTCCAGCCAGCTCTTGTGATTCTAGTCTCCATGAAACCAGTATTGTCTTTGCTACCGACAACCAAGAACTCACAGTGGTTAAAGATGATCTTGGTGTTGAGCTTGTGGTAACGAATATCCCAACCTCTCTCACCACCGAGTTCATTATAGATCGTATCAGATTGATCTCCGTAAGGACGGAATTCAATCACTCCACCACGGGCAAAGACCTTACCCCAGGTTTGATCACCAAGTTTGTTGATCTCAAAAGCGTTGTTTGCGACATTAGGATCGGTGACAGGAGTCCAGTTTTTAAACTGCCAGCCAACACGGTGTTCAGCCCCTTCTTTTAACCATACCGTACGATGGATACTGGCAGGACCTTGGGATAATGCATAAGCGACAGACTTAAGAGGCTTCTCACGCGTACCACGTTTATTCTCTTTCGTGACAGCTTCATCAACACCATCTTTCGGATCTACATAGAGGTTGACAAAATAAGACCAATCTTGTTCTATCGGTAAAGCGTAGTAGATCCCATCATTCTGCAGTGTGATCAGGTTACCTGCTTTTCTAGAAATCGGGATGATCTGTGGTAACAACACACGGAAAGGCTGGTTGTAATACTCAACCATCCTATCACCCACTATTTGTTTAGTAACGGTATATTTACTAAACTTACCATTTTCATACTTGGTCCACTCGGTACCATCTGGGATATCATATCCACCATAAAGGGCAAGCTCATGGACGGCATAAACCATCTTGTCTTCTGATACCATGTAGTCTAGAAGATCTTTTAAACGATCTGCGTCTTTAAGTCTTTTGTCGATGTAGTTATAGATATCACCAAACTTATCGGTATCCCCTAAGAGTAGTGCTTGTCTTAGACGATCGATCGCATAGACGAGATATTCAAAGCCATAGATGTCACCGATGTCATGCATGTGCGGTGCAGGTGGCCAGAATTCAGGTTTGGCAATGATGTTATCCCAGATAACCGGTCTTTTGTCTTTGGCAAGGTTATCTAACTGTTGTTTTAACACATCACCAAAAGAGAGTGCATACATCCCACCTACCGTCTGATAACTCACGGTGATGTTATCAGAGATGTTTTTGTTGGTGATAACAATAGTAGTCGCAACTTCTTTACCGGTATCTCTTTGGATGGTTTCTGAGAAATCTGCAACTAGGTAATCATCCTTAGTCAGTACTCTATTGGTTAAGGTATCTGTGATGATGACAGATTCTACGTAGAAAGGAATATAAGTCGGGATAACGATCCTTCTTTCTCTTCCTGTGATGAGCGCATGGGGTTCATCTTGGACGAAGTTATTCGGTGATCTTGCAGATTTATCGAAAGGGTATCTTGTCTGTAAAAGTGTTTGTGGCATGGTAGTTTCCTTAAACTGAGACGACTACGATGGGATAGATAAAAGCAGGTTTGCTATTAATAGCTGGGAATTTACAATGTCTGATATGAACTTTAAATGGGATCACTGAGGAGTCTCCGATGTGATCTTCGTAGTTATATACGAGTCGTCCATTTGCTTTCATGTCATCTTTTTCTTGTTGGGTCAAGAAGGATTCTGGTTTCAACGCTCTTTCAATGTAGTCAGGGTTGGTGATGATAGAGAGCTGGTTGTTCTGAGGGTATTTATAATAACCACCAGATTTAGCTTTCTCAACTCTGATGTATTCCTCGACATCGAAACCAAACTTAGCTGCAAGACCTACGATACCAGAGCGATATCCAGTAACAGGGTTCTCAGGATGAGTTGCTCTATCCCAGCTATCACCAGCATACCAGTTGACATTACCTTTCATGACGTTTAGTATCCAGTTCAACATGACATTAAACTTAACCGCTATCGTCTTTTCTTCGATAAATACTTTATACTGATCGGTGGGGTCTGAAGGATTTCGATAATCTTTGAAGAAATCTTCTCGGTTATGGAGTGTAGTATATTTAATATCAAAGCTAGTTAAGTTAGCTTCATTGATCAGATTACCGGATTCTCCATCATAGACGACATAGGTCTGGTTAGGTTGCGGTGTGGTAACACTGATGACATTGCAGGGTGTTAGACCCAGAGCAGGTCTGATAACAGATGAGTTACTACCCACATTGCCATAGAGAGGATCATTCTCATCAGACACGTATCCTAAGGTATACGGGGTGTTAGATGACTGGATGATCTGGTCAGCGATATACTTTTTATGGTTTTTGGTGACTGGAGGTTCGTATTCATTTAACGCACTGCCAAAAGCAGCAGACAATGCTGTTGATAGTTCTTTGAGCTTATCTTTGATAAGTGCATTGACTTCATCTTTACTATACTGCTTCTTACTGACATCAGTGATCGTGGTCGCGATACTTAAAATAGCAGAAGTCAGTTCTCTCGCACCATAGAGATCTTTGATATTAAAATCATGGTTGGTGACAGGGAATCTGTAAGGAAGTTCTGCTACCTGATCCCAGTAGATCACTTTAGGGTTGTGTATTCTGTCAGCCAAGATCTTCAAGATCGTCTGCTCGTCGATCAACCAGTCACCACCTAGTGTCTGATAGTCGATCGACAATACCCCTTGCATATCTCTTTTCAAAAGACTGATGGAGCCAAACAAAGGTTGTGCGACTGACTTTGACCCTTCACTGAAATGGTGTGTTAATTCATAGTCCTCACCTCTCTTGAGTACTTTTGGGGTGACACCACTACCAGCAGCCTGATATGTAACTTTTAGTCCCATCTCGTAGTAAGGGGCAAACTTAGGTACTATGAAATGAAAGTCTTGTAAATTGGAATGGGTGAGCACATGCTGCTCCCCGATGATTTTGTTGTTAGGGTTGATTCCCGTATAGTCGAAGACATAGGGAGCTGGCTTTAGCATCGCCATATAGAGATACTCCTATTTATAAAGATAAACATCGCAATCAATGCTGATATATACTAATATACCCGCATGAACTCATATCTTCTTGACTTAGGACTCCCCCATGTATAGCTTAAAAAACACCATCGCTCAGCCCATGAACCAAAGAGGTGTGTGGAATAACATCGATATCTCGAGCACTCTCACCAAAGAACTCTTAAAGCTTTTTGCAGAAGCTTACATCACGATCTACTCTAAAATTCTAGATCGTGATATCACGATCTCTTTATCATCGATCAAAGATAGACTCTCTACTTTTGATGGGACTTTTACAGAGTTTTTAGAGGAGAATAAAAACAAGTCCTTTGAAGAGATCGATTTTACTGTATCCTTGAAAGAAAGGATACTTAGATACGAAGATGGTGTCAGAGCAGGATACAAGTTCTATCCTTCCCCTAGCATCCATGCAGTAGACTCTGAGCATGGTATCTCTGATCGTCCTTATATCAAGTTTGAGAAGAAATACAACACCGCTAAAGGCAAAGTCTCGATAGATCCATTGGAGTTCTATAAGTACTGTTTGGTCTCTGTCAATGGTTTCATCCACAGAGTCGATGTCAGTAAAGACGAGATGTATATCATCGATGGTTACAAATCTGTCAGACAAGCTAATGATAATGCTATCGGGATTTTATCATTCAAAGAGCTTGGTAGCATAGATGTTGTTCCTATCACTAAGGACATGATCTACAAACAGGTCGATAGTGCTTTGCTCTACGACCAGTGTTTTATTGATATCGGTAAAGATACCTCGGATAAGACGATCATCTTGATCTTGGGGGGTTATCTACACGTACTAGATTGGTTGGTCTTTAGAAGGATCTCTGATACAGCGATTAGAATAGACCTTAAGAATATCCCATTCTTAGAAAGGTTCCATGAGAGTAAAAGATATATCAGTTTTGAGGCAGCACCATTAGACAGAGGACATGATGATGATCATGTTGCAGTATCTGATATCACAGGGGATAGGTTTATTAGATACTATCTACAGATGCCACAGAGTTTTATTGTGCTACTAGACAACACGGATGTCCATGTCAGCAGACAAGATGTCGTCACGACAAGGGTCCCTGGACAGTACATTAGTTATGTTGAACCTAAAGCACCTTTGATTGACGGTCATGGTAAGTTCGCTAACTACTGGTCAGTATGGGAGGATGATGAGTGGGTACTAAACACAAGGGAGAATCAGTACCATAACTGGGTTTATGATTCAGCCAGTATCTTTGGTATGAACTCTATCACCAATAGTAGATATACACAAGAGCTTAGTGAAGCGTCATTGGCGTATATGCTACGGATCAGTAGCATGATCGAGAAAAAGAAAAAATAAGACGTCATAGATCCCAGGATACCCTCAAAGGTATCCTGGGATGTTATTTGATTATGCCCTAGTAGACCATGATAGGTCTACTAGGGATGTATGACGCATAGTTAAACTACAGACGGGTATAGAAGTTGATCTCATCTTCTTTGATATTTTTATACTTCGTAAAAGACCAATTTTTATAAGCATTCCTGGTCTTCTGGTACTTAGCATACAGGAGGATCAGGAGGCTGATCGGAAACATCGTGACCAAGATGAAGTATCTTGGGTAGATTAGACATAGTACTAACGTAAGTATCGACAAAATGATTATCAAGAACAGGATGCGTTCTTGATATCTTCTTGCCCTCCAATAATAGAAGGCAAAAACCTTATCGATATTCTCGAAATAGGCTTTCGCTTTTTCGAGATTACGCTCCATCTCTTCTTGGGTATATTTCACATTCTGTTCGTTCATATCCACCTGATCGCTAATTAATACGTGTATGACGTGTGCAAGATCGGAAAGTAAAATACGGATTTATAGTAAACCCTGTTATTGCTTTAAAGAGTAGGGTATCTACATTACTAGCCATCACTTCACAGAGTTCAGGACTTACACGATGTTTAGAGAGCTTGGTATAGTTACCTTCATCATCAACCAAGTAGATGATGTATATCAAATCAACAATATCATCATCGTCATAACACAGCACACGGTTATCGTTGTTAGCGATATACAACGTAGAATCATGACCAAAAGGAACCTCTTTACAACCTATTTCGATGAGGTTATTCTGAGATACGGATTTATTCTTGATACGATATTCATGGATATCGTATTTAATCTTGATATCCATATCACCACGATAAGCCATGCAGATCTTAAGATGATTTCCGATGAAATCGATGTAGTCTTCTGACTCCTCTGGATAGACATTTTTGATCTTATCAAAGAGCTCATCGATCTCTTTTATTAAGACAGTAGTATCATAAGCAGGGGCTCTGACGAGACCACGACGGATCGCTTGAGTGATGATGTGGTGTTGTAGCAGGAAATAAAGGATATCCTGACTGTTAGGACTATGGGTGTTACTGACCCAGTCTCTTTGACTTACTCTAAAGAAATAAAGTTCTACTAAACGATCTTTGAGTCTTACCGAGATAAGTTCATCGTGACGGATAGTGAACCTTATCGTGAAATCAGACTCTAAGGTGATCACGTAGTTGATAAAAGCATCATGTGGAAATGTTGCACTATACTCTATAGTGAGAAATCTGAGATCTTTTTGTTCCAAGGATGATGAGAATAACTGATACAATCTCTTTAAAGTAATCGTGATATCGATAGCATCTTCTTCAATGAGAGACAAGGTATCGTTGAAGTCAGAATAGTATCCTGAGATGACTTGTTCTAAAGGAGTGTGAGATAACAAACCTATCTCATCATTGGTATCGAGTAATAATCGTGTTCTTTGCATAAATAAAAGACTCCTATGTGTGTACCCTACTAGGACCAATGATAGTCCTAGTAGGGTATAGTGGGTATATGACGTGTATGGATATACTTAAATGATACCTGTACGGATCATGAAAGAGATTTTCTCCAAAGCCTCTAACATATCCTTCAGGAATAGTTCTAACTCACCATTCGGGATACCAAGATCTACAATGACTTCACCTGTATCAAGATCTCTGATCGTCAGATGTCCTGGTTGAGATAGTGCAATAGAGAATGAATCATCCAATGTCGCTATAGAGGATGCTGAGTGACCATCACCAAAGACCGTGTGTAGCATGAAGTTATCTTCAACATCAGAGAAGATATACTCGTCAGAGTAGTATCCGTCATCATAGACGATATACTGTTCTTTGATAACACCTTCGTGGATGACTTCTTCGAGTCTATCTACCAGTCTTGCAAATGCAGTATAGACTTTTGGATACCATCTGTAGTATTTATACTTATCCAGTACGTCATAGAGGAGACTACGGACTTTGGTGACATAGATGCAAGGATGTTTAAGATCACTTGCTCGATAATGACCCTGTTCGATATCGTCTAAGAACTTGGCGATCTCTTTGAAGAGAGTTGTACCATCTTCAAAGAAGTATTCCTCTACGTTACTTTTGGTTTCACTGTAATCTGGAGCATGCACTATCGGTTCAGGGAAATTGCGACTTGATACAAGGATCTTCTCAGGAGAATACGTATCTTCTCCTTGGATGGTGAGGAGATAAGTATCATCATACCACTCTCTCGTATACCTACCATCATTGCGGCGGATATGATAACGAAGGAATTGATGGTGGTTGAAGAACTGATCAATAAAGTCCATAAATCCTTTAATGAACTCCACATTGACCTTATCGGAACCTTGGTCCTGATAAGAACTATCTTTGATCTTATCCTCTAGATCATTTAAGAAAGGACGGATGCGTTGTTCAAATCCTTCAGCTATCGTCCCGTAAAACTCAATCTCACTTTGTTGCATATTACACCTCTTATCAATAGTTGATTAAAAAGATCCTGTCATTTGACAGATTCCCATGGTGAATAATCTATATCTAAGATAAAATAGCATACTCCTCATCTAGGACCACTATAAGTCCTAGATGATGATATATGTCGCGTAGCGGCTATCTGGGACACCCTCTGTGATACTGTATTAGGAGTAAGACAGTATCACAGGTAGTGTCGAGGAAATGACGTGTGATGCGCTATCTATTTAATATCTGTTTAGCTTCTTCAGTGAGGGTAATGATCTCTTGGTTATGTTGATCTGTGTAAGCACACATGAGATCATCTGCAAGCTTTAATAACACAGATTCCACGAAATGATCTTCATCTTCGATGTAATCTGCTTCTAATAATAGCTTATCTGGAGTAAGTACGGATACCTTTGATAGCTTATATTGCTTCTTCGGTAATGGTGAGAGGTAGATGGTAAATACATGATTCTCTTTCTTGAACTTGATCACGTATTTGTCATGGACCTCTGACCTGATGATGACAGTAGATTTAAGATCCTCTCTGATCCTCTTGGATACTAAGACGATATCTTCAATGACGTCTTTTGCAGAGGGATCTTGGATGACTGATAATAGAAACATCTCCGCATTGACTTTTTGCTCATCAAAACCACGCATACTCTCTTTGATTGGGACATAGAAGAAATGTTCTTCAGGATCATCGATAAATGCTTGCAGTTTGTTAACAATACGCAAGAGCTTTTCTTTGTCTTTACTACTGAGATCACTCATTTCACTATACCTGTCATGATGGTGAATAACAAAGAAGTAAGGTTGTTATAGAGTGCTGTGGTGAAGAAGTCAACATCTTCTGTCTCTATGGTAGAGACTACTTTGGTGTTCTCGACATGGAGTCCATCATTGTAGAAGATCTGACCATGAGGATACTTGATGGTGAAATGATGATGCTCACTTAAAGATAGTAGGATATAGTGTTCATCATCAATACTGTATTTAAGCTGTTTTGAGACGCGATCTTCTTTTACAGGATGTTCTGTATCTTCTATACCTCTAGGATGGCTTAGAGAGCCATCTAGAGGGGTTATATGACGTTCTTTAAGATGGATATTGATCAAAGTGGATATAGAGGTCTCTTCATCAACGATCTCCTCTGAGATCTCTGAGTGTAACGAGGAAATGTCGTCTAGGCTATCTGAGAGAGACTCTTTTTCATGGGGATCGGGTCTATCAAGATAAGTGATATGGAGAGTACATTGTGCGTCTTGTCTATGGTCGATAAAGTAGTAGAGTAACTCAATAACCTTATCTAAGAGTTTAAAGATCTCTTCATGGATAGATTCATCTTTGATCGAGTGGATGAGAGATTGGATACGTTGTCTGATATCGACTTTGAACAATGAGATCTTGGGATACTCCTCTTTGTGGTAGTATCCCAGTTCTATGGTTTCCAGGATGTTGGCGATGTGGCTGAGTAAAGATTGGTCTTCTTCAGATGTTGATGTGATATCTCGGCTATGGGTATCTAAGGTAGTGGAAGATCTGTCATCCTTGATGATCAGTCGACACCATTGTTCTTGATCGGGATAGTCATGGATGGGATAGATGATGTTATTATACTCTTTTTTGACCTTAGAGAGATCGATATTTTCGATATACTCAGCTAAGAGAGTCATCACTCCTGCGTAGAAG